AACTTGACCGTCACGCTGTTGAGGTCAAACGTTGCGCCGGCCGGGACCGTGTAGCTGAGGCTCAGCGCCGCCGCGCCGGTGTCCGAGACCCTTAGATTTGTCATGGTTACGCTCCAGGGGGCGGGCCACGAGCACCCGCCCACTTTCAGGTCGTGGAATGTTAGTCGGTCGATGCCGTCCAATTGATTTGCATCGACTGCTCAGCCACCGCGTTGACCACCCAGATTGGGCCAACGAGCTGGAACGTTGCGCCCGTGATCGCCTCGGTGATGTTTGCGGCGTTGTCCTGGAGGATCAGGTTGAGGTCAGGCCCGATGGTGCCGGTCGAAGCCGTGATCAGGTCCTTGATCGCCAAGTCCTCAGCGCCTTCCGTCCAGATGGTGCCGCTGTACACCTTGATGCGATTGCTGGCCGTCGTGCGGCACTCGATAGCACCCTGGTCGAAGTTGCCGTAGATGTCGAAGTTGCGGATCACCGCGTCGTCGCAGCCGTCCAGCGCGATGGCCGTATCGCCGCCGTCGCCAGCCGCGCCGATCACCCGCAGGCCGTCAATCAGCAGCCGGTCGGCGTTGTTGACGGTCACGATGATGTCGGTTGCCTCGCCGGTCACGTCGCGATACTCGCAGTTGATCAGCTTGCAGTCCGCGCCGCTGATTTCAACAACGCCGGTCGTCGCGTCGATGCCGCCCAAGAACAGGATGTTCTCGACATGCACCGAAGCCGCCGCCAGCTTGAAGTCGGCGGTCACGGCGGTGGTGAAGGTGAAGGTCGGTCGGGAAGCGCCCCAGCCCAGACCGACCACTTTGACGCCTGCCACGTCGATGTCCACGCCGCTGTCTGCGACGATGGTCTCAGCATGGCCCGGCATGACGTAGATCACGTCGCCATTGTTGGCCGTGCACAGGCCCACCGCGTAGTCCAGGGTTGCGCACGGGCTGTCGGGGTTTTGCCCATAGCCCGCTGCGTCAACACCCACGCCGCTGTCCACAAACCAGATGTCGCCAGGATGCGCCACGAGGTCGCTGATCGTGAACACGCCGCCGGGCTGTACCCGATTGAATAGAGCCGTTCTGTTACCCATGATAGTATCCTTCGCGGATTTGAACCGCTGTGAGGGTTGACGCCCGGCCCACGAGCAGCCGGGCTAGGTCGGTCAGTCGGTGATGAAGCTGAACTGGTCAGCCGTCTTGACGCTGAACTTGGGCTGTACCCAGCACGTCACGCTGATCAGGTTGGTCGCCTGGCCGCTGTTGGCCGAGACGAAACTGATCACATCGTAGGTGCTGCCCAGGCTGGCGGGGTCGATCTGGAAGATGATCCGCACAGAACCGGTCACTCCGCCGCCCATCGTGTAGCTCACGGCGTCGGTCTGCCGGGTCAGCGCATTGCTGGACGTGCTGACGTTGCCGTACCAGATCGGCACAGTGTTGGCGATTGCCACATGGCCCGTGCCGTCCACGGCGGTGGCCCGCTCAACGGTGAACGCGGTCGCATGGCCCACAGCCTGCGTCAGGTGCACGTCGATCCACGCCATCTGCGCGTTCTTGAGGCTGATGTAGTCGCTGGTCGGCCCGCCGTTGGTAGTCTGCGGCGCCAGCATGGTGACAGGGAAAACACCCTCAGGCATTTGCAACATAGTAGATACTCCTTGCCGCTATCAGCGGACTTAGCGGGCTTCCAGGGTGATGAACGGCGACATGGTGTTTGCCGTGCCCTTGTAAGGGGTCAAGGCACTCTGCCAGGTCGGGAGGCCGTCCACGCGGCGGGTGAAGCGATAGCACATCTGGTCGGTCAGGAACTGGACGTGCATCGAAGACGCAGACTGCACGCCGCCGATGGTCGCCAGCTTGTACTGTGACCAGTCAGCCAGCAGGATGTCGCCCAGGTCGCCCAGGCCGCTGTTGAACTCGGTCACGACCACGGGAGCGCCCTTGATGCGGGTCACGCCCTGCGCGTCCAGGGTGACGAAGTTGGCGGGAATGCCAGCGGTGCCAACAGCAAAGTACATTTCGTCAAACTGCGGCAAACACTGCTGATTGACAAAACAAGCATAGTTCCCGCGAGGGTAGCGCCGAACCCACATCTTGTTCAGGTTCTTGGCGACGATGGTATCAGCCCCTTGACCGTCTTCCTTCGTGAC